CGGGACCAGTCTGCGGTGAAAGAGCCCGGCCCCCAGGGGAGCTGAAGCTCAACCCTGGGGGCCGCTGCCACCCCGCGACAGTCTACGTCACAACAGCAAACGGGACCCCCGGCGCCGGGGGTCCCGTTTCGGAGTCGCACGGTGCCGCCACCCTCGACGGCCTTGCCCCTTGACTCCGAGGGGCCATGCACGAAGACGCCCGTGCGCGCCTCTACCGCGCTCAGTCTAGCCGCGCATCACGCGTTGCTCTGCGCCGTGTCCAGCGCCGCGCGAACGAAGCAGTCCTTCGCCTCCAGCAGCTTACGCAGCCCGGTGGTCAGCTCTGGGCCGTCCGGCAGGTCCCGGATCATCGCCTCGGCCAGGTCGTGGCACCGCTCACTCACGCCACGCAGTGGCACCTTCAGGTGCTCGTACTCGAAGTACCGCGCGATGCTCACTGTGCCGGGATGCCGGCCTTGCGGGTTCTCCATTCTCACTCCCTCATCTCGAAAAAGCCCATCAGTCCTCACGCTCCCGGTGCCGCCGCCAGTAACGAATAGCAAAGTGGAGCGGAACCCATAGCATCAACGCGCCAATGCCCGCGAACGCCACCTCGGCGGGAATCGCCGATACGATCTCGTCGGTCCACGGCCGGGTGTCCGGGTCGCCGTCCACGCTGGCCCACACCTCCATGCCGATGACCAACGCCGTCAGGCCCAGGAAGGCCAGCCGCCACCGCGCCAGCCCGCTCACTCCCGCGCCTCCTGCCGTCGGGTCACGTCGCCTCCCCGTTCGGCACCCGGTACACCAGTGCGTACGCGGCTACCGTCGCGATGGCCACCGCCGTCCACTCGGCCGGCGTCACCGCCCCGTCGACCAGCGCCGTGGACAGCGTGCCGAGCCCGGCCAGGACGCCGGACAGGATCGCCTTCACCTGCTCACGTGCAGACACCATCACCATCACCCCTCACCCCTCGTCAGACCGGCGGCGTTGAGCCCGGACCAACACCACGTTCAGATGCACGATCCCGCCCAGCAGCGCCCCGAACAGCAACACCCGCAACATCAACCGCACATGCTCGGCCAGCAGCCCCTCGCCGACGAAATGCAGCACGATCGCCGCCGACATAATCGCCAGCAGCGCCGCCATGAACCTCAGCACGATCCGGCCCACCTCGGTAGCCCGCCAGTGCGACCGGACGCCGTACAGGATCACGAACACGCCCAGCCCGAGCGCGTCCAACACGAACAGCACTGTCCCGACAGCCTCCAGCAGCTCCCACATCAGGCCGGCCTCCGTCGCATAGCTTGCATCAGGTCCCGGCCTAACTGGTCTATCTCCCGCTGCCGTCGCATCGTCTCGGCCAGCCGGCGCCGCGACTCGTGCACCGCCGCAGCCGCCGCCTCGCCGTTGCCCGGCGGGTCCGGCAACCGCCGCCGCCACCAGCGCCTAGGCATGGCTGCTCCGCTCGGCCAACCTTTCCAACATGACGATCGCCCGCTCCTGGTTGGCGGCCAGCACATCAGCGCGGGCACGCTCCGTGACATACGCTTGGCGCCAGTCGGTGATCTGCTGGTTCTTGTCGGCGACCACCGTCTGGACCTGTCCGCCGGTCCACAGCCAGCCGCGGGCCAGCGCCACGAACATGAGCGCGAACGCGCCGACCCACCCGGCGGCGCCGACCAGCTCGGAGACCGCGAGCACCTCCGGCACGGCTACCGCGCTCCGTCCGAGCGCCCCGGGGTCTGGGGGGCGTGTGTGGACATCAGCTGTCGCCGGCTAGTAGCTCGACGTCGACCACCATCCGGCCGTGGGTCGGCGTCCTGCCGGGAGCACCGGGCTGACCCGGGGCGCCGTCCTTACCGTCCTTGCCGGGCTCGCCGTCCTTGCCGGCGTACGCCCGCGCCAGCGCCGCCATGATCTGGGCGTACGCGTCCCCGTTGACCGCGGCACCAGACGTGGCCGCACTGCCCATCGCCTTTCGGCACGCCAGCACCGCCGCGGCGACCTTCGGCCCGTACTGTCCGTCGGACGGCCCCGGGTCGTGGCCGGCCCGCCGCAGGATGTTCTGCAGCGCGTACACCGGCTGGCCGGTATCGCCCAACTTGAGACCTATCAACGGGTCCACCTCCTCCTGTGTCGATGCCTGGCCCAGCAGCACATCCGCAACCCGGCGCATCGACGCCGCATCGGCCACCAGCCGGCGGTCCAGCGTCATGTGCAGGTGCCACAGGTGCGAGCTGTCGCTGGTGGCCAGCCGGTTGCGGATGTTGTCGTAGCCGTCCACCCTGTTGTCGCCGTCCAGGTTGCCGTACCAGGCCAATACCTGCTCCAGCCGTCCGGCGCGAACCTCCCGGTCCAGCCGTGCGCAGATCTCCATCATGCGCGCGGTGGAGCCTGGGTTGAAGTCGAACCCTGCGACGTGCCGTAGCTGCTCCGCGGTCAACCCCGACTGGACCGTGTTGGTGCGACTGGTGGCGTAGCGGCTGTTGAGGATCCACTCCTGGCTGCGGTGCGACCCGTACAGGTGCAGGTTGTCGCCCTTGACGCCGTACGCGTTCAGTGGCCGGCCGTAGGCCGAGCACAGCCGGCCGCCCATGTCCCGCAGCGGCTCGGGCACAATCTCCCGGTTCCACCACGGTTCGGCCTGCAACTCGGCGTAGGTTGGCATTACACTCCTCGCTTCACAAGCCGATGACCTTGACGATCCGCTCAGTGAACGCCGCGGTCTGACCCGAGTTCACCGTCTGATACTTCGCGGCGAACGTGTGCAGGCCCGGGTTCAGGTTCTCGAACAGATGGGCAGCGGCTACCCGGTTGTCCTCGCTGTGCGACCAGCTGGTGGCGCCCACGACGGTGACCGACTGTGCGGTACCCACCGAATGCAGCGTCGAGGCTGCGATCGGCGTCGGCCCGCTGACTTCCACCGACATTCGTCCACCCAGCTGGGAGACGCCGACCTGACTGTAGGCGATACGGGCTCCCAGCCATACCAGCGCGATGCCGGTCTCTGAGATCTCTATGTCCACAACGGTCGGTCCCCCGGAGGTGCCGTCACCGAAAGCGGTCGACGTGGTGGTGGTCTGTGAGGAGACGTAGTCTGAGCGAACTCGATCAGCGAATATCGCCGATGCCAGCGCCCGGGCCAGCCCGGTGGTCATGAACGCAACCGCCTGTTCGGCCGCACCGCTGCCGGGCGAGATCAGCCGCGCCTTGATCCAGTACGTGCCGATCCCCAGCTCGCCCCGCTTCCCGCCGGGAAACCACGCCTCCAGCAACACCGCGTCACCGACCTGGTAGGTCAGCGCCTCCACACCAGAGGCCACCGGCAGGTCACGCAGCATCACCCCGTCGTACTCGACGACGTTCGCGAACGTGGAGGCGTTCCACTCACGGATCACACCCTGACGGACCGCATAGTCCTCACCGGCTGGAGGAACCAGGAGTCTCGCGATGCTCAAAGGTCCACCACCCTGATCTGGGACAGCCGCTGCTCACGGGTCCGGCACTGCAACGCCCCGCCGGTCGCGGTCAGCGGCAGGCGCAACGTCTCGATCACGTGCTTCTGCCGGGTGCCGTCCCGCAGCGTCACCCGCACCGGGTCGTACGGCACCAGCGCCGGGTTGGGCACCGCCTCGAAGCTCACCCGGTGCGGCAGCCCGGCCCGGCGTAGCAGCGTGTCCCGCGCCGCCTGCTCGGCCTGCTCGGCCGTTGTGGCCGCCGGGGTCGAGATGTGCTCGGGCACCTGCCCGAACCGGCCACCGAACCGGGTCATGGACTGCGGTCCGTCGTCGATCGCCACCGCCCGCGCCGGAGCCAGCGCGTCCCCGCCCTGCGAGGTGACCACCACGGCGTTGCGCACGTCGTCGCGGGTGACCTCCTCCTGCGCGGCCACCAGCACACCACCCCGACCGGCCCGCACCTCCCACACCGGATCGTCCGGGTCGGGCGCGGACTCGATCCGCAGCACACCCTCACCGTCCCAGTACAGGATCTTGCCCCGGCCCTGGGCCAGCGTGCGCAGCGGCTCGTAGCGGGACCGCTCGACCACCAGCGGCCGGCCGATCTCCTCGGTCTCCAGTTCGTCGTCGAACAGGATCACGGCGGCCGGATAGACCGGATGGACCAGCTGCGCGAACACGAACCCGAACGTGCGGGTCGCGTCGAACTGCTGCGGCGCCAGAAGCTCGGCGTCGACGATGCCGACCATGCGGTCCATCCCGGCGAGACGGATCGCCCCGCGCGGATGGTCACCCGGGCGGGCGGCCGCCTGCACCCGGAAGTAGCCCAGCGGCACCCACAGGACCGTGCTGCCGATGTCCACCCCGCGGCGCACGAACACCTCGGTGCCGTCGGGCAGCAGCACGTCACCGATACGCCGGGGGAACGGCAGCCCCTCGGTGGTCAGGTCAAGGGTGCGCTGGATGTCGGCGGTGCCGTCCATGCTCACGTGACCGTCCACGATGCTCAGCTCGACGCCGTCGGGGTCAGGCCCGAGGGCGCCGGCCGTCGGCAGCACCCGCGCCTCGAAGATCGGCGTATGCGAGCCGGACACCACCGGGGCAAGCTCCTGCACCGTGGCCGAGGTGGTTCCCGTGGCGGCCACGGCGAACTGGTACTCGGCCCACAGCGTGTCACCCTGCCAACCGGCCAGCGTGACGCGGATCACCGGGCCGAGGTCCTCCACGGTGACGGTGCCCCACTGGCCACGCCCCGGGGTGTCCGGGCCGATGTCGAACCGCTCCTCCGTCAGGGGAGCCGACGGGCCGGAGTCCAGCGACGCGGCTTGCAGGATGGGGAACCCGCCGAAGTCGTTCAGCGCGCCGGAGCCGATGCCGAGCGCGTGCCGGTCGCCGTGCACCATCAGCATCCGGCCCAGCCACCCGTGGGTGTCGAGCATCGCCACCAGCTCGGCACGTTCGCTGGTGAACACGCCCCAGGAGTCGCCGCCAGGCGACAGCCACGGTGTGGGCATCAGCCACACCAGCAACTCGGCGGCCGAGGTGGACAACAGGTTCTCAAGCCACGCCTTCTGTGCCGCACCCAGCATGGTCTTACTGGAGTCGTCGGTGGCGGCGTTCGGGGTGCGGCGGCTGCGGGTGTCCGAGGCCACGAACAGCACCCGGCCCAGTTTCCACGCATGGTAGATCGGCCCGAACGGGCCGACGATCTCCGCGTTGCCGGCCACCGTCCACGTGCGGCCGGCGGCGTCGTCGAACGAGGTGGTGCCGGAAGGCTGGCCGGCGAAGTCGGGATCGGCCACGATCGTGCCGCCGATCCCAGCACGCACCCGCGCGCGCGCGATGGAACCCTCGAACATGTCGTTCCCGAACGTTCCCTCGATGCCGCCGACCGTGAGCGCCGCGGTGCCCGCGTGGATGCTCGTGGCCGCACCCGTCACCGGGTCGCCCAGCTGCGTCCATGGGCCATCGATGCTCGAGCCGGTGTAGAACGTGACCTCCCGGCCCGAGCCGGTGTCGACGTCCAGCGTCGCTCGGATCGCCAGTTGCCCCGACGTGACCGGCAGCGGCACCGTCGGCGAGGCGTTGACCACCGTGCCGCCGGTGCCGTCGGTGGTCCACTGCAGCCGCAGCGCACCACCATCGGCCGCCGCCAGCAACAGAATCCGGTAGGACCTCTGGTCGCCGGTGAAGAACCACCTGCCGGCGATGTGCTGAGCCCGGCCGACCACCCCAGCCCAGGTGTCGGGGGTGATCACGGCCGCTAGTTCCAGGTCGCCGGTGATGCGCAGGGACGCGTGATCCGGTGTGGACGCACCGGCGCCGGTCGCTCCGGTCAGCAGCATCCCACCCGCGGCCGGGGCGTCCAGGTCCATGTGTGGCATACGTTCGGCGTAGGCCACCTGCGCGGCCGGGCCGCCGGGGTGTGTGCCGTCAGAGTTGTCCGGCCCCCAGTCGTGGTCATCCCAGACGTAGGCCAGCGGCACCTCGCGGTAGAGCTGGTGCTGGCGTGGCTGCGCGAGTACATCGTCGTAGGAGCGGCGGTAGTTGGCCAGGCTCGCCCCGCCGGTGATCCCGTGGCTATCACTGCCCAGGTCGTAGTAGTGCAGATCGCCCAAGTGGACGAACATCAGCGGGTCGTGCTCGCGGATGCGGTCGAACACGGCATGGTTGCTGACCCGGTCCGCGGCCAGCTCCCCGCCGTCCACACCCGGCGCCACCGGGCCGGCGCCGGCACAGGCCGATACCGCGATCGTGAAGCTGGCCCGGCTGCCGACCGTCGGGTGGGTGTGGAACCGGCCCGTCGCGGACGTGTCCAGGACCGAGTTGTCCTCGACCTGCCACCAGTAGGCGGTGTCCGCGTCGAGCCCGGTCGCGGCCACCTTGGCCACCCCGTCGCCGTCGACCGCCGCCGGACCAAACATGGTCGGGCCGGTCATGGCCTCATTGTCGGCCACCGCGATACGCACCGGGCCGTTCTCGACCTTGGCGACGAACCGCGCGCCGGACGGGCTGGTCGCGCCGACCACCATAGACACCATCGCCATCAGTGGCACACCACGCCGAGCTGCTGGTTCATGATGTCGAAGTTGTTCGTTGTCATCGACGCGAACAGCGTGAACGTCGTCGCCCCCGCCGTCAGGCCGGCCAGGACCCGGGAGAACTCGGCGCTGAAGTTGCCCGTCTGATGGTCGCCGGCCCTCACCCGCCACGGCTCCGTGTCGGCCGTGTTGGCGCCCGACAGCCGCACCCAGATACGCGGGATGTTCGTCCCGGTCGCCGGCGTCAGGTCCACCAGGCAACTCACCGAGATGTGCGCGATGCCCTGCGGACCGACGGTCACAGTCACCGAGGCAGCAAGCTCCTTGTCGCCGTCAGCGCTGGCCACGTTCACGTCCGGCTCGACGTACACCTGGTCCGCCTGCGCCAACTGCCCGGCCAGGTCCGACTCCACGTCGGCGATGTCACCCTCGATGCGGGCCAGCTCGTCCTCGACCTCCTCGGCGAGGATCGGCTCCGTGCCCGAGCTTCCGCCGGTCAGCGAGTGCAGCGGCTGGTCGTCCTCATGCTCGAACGGGAGGCCGTAGATCGGTGTCAGCGGCACGGGTCACCTCACAGCGCCAGCAGATCGTCAGGGGAGCCGACCGTGTCCCACAGGTCGCGGATGCTCGGATGCGCCGCCCACAGCGCCGAGATCGACCCGTACGTGTTGATCACAGTCCCCACCGTGAGGTTCGTCGGCACCACCTCCGGCGACGGTGCGGCGACCTCGGTCAGCGGCAAAGCGAACACGCACACGTCCGTCACACCGCCGGCCCGGTGCTTGCGCGGTGCGCCGATCAGCACATGCATGCTGCCCGGCAGGATGTCCGCCAGCACCCCCGAGCCCGGCACCTGGACGTAGAAGTCGCGGCCCACCCGCAGCCGCAGCAACAGCCCGTCCTCATCGGCCCTGCTGTCGGTGCGCAGGTGCAGCACGTGGTCACGGCCGCCGACCGGGTCGGACATGCCCACCGGCAGCGACCGGCCCGAGACCGGCAACGCCTGCGACCGGTCGGCCAGGACCAGATCATCCTGATCGGCCGGCCGTACCGGCAGGTTGAGCATCGGATGCCGCAACGACTTGAGCCACACCAGCGGCTCGGACACCGTCAGGTTGGTGGTGTACTCCTGGAGCTGAACATCGTTTTCATCGAAGCTGCGGATGCGGTAGTGGGTCGCCGCGCCAAGGAAGAACTCGTAGTCGTCCAGCTCCGCCTCACCACTGGAGACCGGCAGCGCCGCACCGCCGCGCACCGTGACCCACAACAGCTCATTGTGACTGCGCTCCACAATGGCGTAGGTGGCCACGTCGGGCGAGTCGTCCAGGTCGCTCGCCGACAGCTGCACCCGCGACAGGTCACCCGAGTAGGCGGCATTAAGTGCCATCTTGGATACGCTCTCTGGCTGACTGGTCCAGGCTCACCGCGCCGCCCCCACTCCCTGCCGAGCCCGTATCTGCGTGACCCGCTCCGCCTCGTGGATCTCGCCACGCACCACACCGAGGAACGCGCCGGAGTCGAGGTACAGCTCACCCTCGAAGAACCCGCCGCCGCCCGACGTGGACCCGCCCGACGTCGACCCGCCGCCGCTGGACACCACCGCCAGGCGTGCCCCCGCGTTCGCCGCCTCCAGCGCCGCCCGGTTGCGGGACGTGGCGGACGGTGTGGTCACGAACTCGCGTGGCGTCAACGCCGCCCGCACGCTGTCAATGCCGCCCGAGCCCGGCACGACACCGCCGTGCTGGCGGGCCACCTGGAAGCCGCCGCCGGGAATGAACCCGGAGCTGGTGAAGCCGATGTTGACCGTCCGGTCGATCTCATCCAGCGTCCGCTTGAGTCGCTCCGCCTCCAGCCGTGCCGCGACAGCGCCCGGGTTGTTGAACGTGATGTTGATCAACCGTTCGATCTCGGCAACGACCTCGTTGTAGCCCTCCAGCTCACGGACGTTCAACCCTGTCTGGTCACGCAGGTCATCGAGTGCCGCCTCGAAGGCTCCCGCCGCGGCCTCCGCGTCCTCCTGCGAGTTGGTGGCCGTGATGGTCTTCAGCGCCAGGTCGCCATACTCCCGAAGCAGCTTCTGCGTCTCAGCCCGGTTGCGCCGTGCGGCCTGCGAGCTGCCGTCCAGCGACCCGGCGTGCGCGTCGTTCGCATCGCGCTGAGTCTTGACCTGCTCACGCAGCCGGTCGAACTGGTCATCCAGCGCGTCCTGAGCGTTCTGCAGCGCGAACACGGAGTCGAAGAGCGCCTTCAGCTCCTTGTCCAGGTCAGACAGCTCGTCGGTCAGCTGGGCGGCCGTGCCGGCCGTCAACCCCAACTCACGGCCAAGGCGGGCTTGCTCCGGCGTCAGCCGCGCCGACTCCTCGGCGGCCTCACCCGCCGCCGCCGCCTGCCGGCGGGTCGCCGCCTGCGCCGCCTCCAGGTCCCCGGTCAGCTGCTCGTGGGCGGCGGCGACCGCGTGGGCACGGTCGCCCTGCTCGGTCAGCGCGAACCCGTGGGCCTCGGCTGCGGTGGTGGCGTCCTGCCAGCCCACCTGCTCGGCCATCAACGCCTGCCGGTGCGCTCGGCGGGCATCCTCCATCTGCTGGCTGGACATTCGGTGCTCGTCTAGGACGGTGTTGAGGACCTCGACCGCGTCGGCCTCCCCCAGCACCGCGTCGGTGACTGTGGCCAGGTCCAGCCCCAGCTTCTCCGCCCGCTCAAGGATGCCGTCGGTCTCCAGCCTGTGCGCCACCCACGCCCGGGTGTTGCCCGTCAGTGCCCCGGTCTGCTGGTCGAGAGTGTCCGAAAGCTCCTGCACCCGCGCCCGCGCCTCGGCCTGGCGGGCCGCAAAAACCCCAAAGGCGACGGTAGCCACCCCGAGAGCGATGCCCAACGGACCCCATGGGATCGCGCGCAGAGCGCGAGAGGCCAGGGCCGCGCGCCCACCGGCGAGAGCCATGTGGTCCAGCGCGACACGCATCTTGTGAATCTTCGGCACCGCCAGCAGTGCCGTACCACCGGCCAGCAGTAACGCTGCGGTCAGCACGCCCACGACCGCCAGCGCCGCCCGGACCGGACCGGGCAGGTCGCCCATCAGGGACGCGAACGCGCCGATCCGGTCGACCATGTCGCCCACCACCGGCAGCAGCGTCTGCCCGATCGAGATGGCGAAGTCGTTGACCTGGTTCTTCGCGATCGACATCCGCGCCTCGACCGTGGCGTAGCGCCGCTCGGCCTCCTCCAGCAGCGCCCGGTTCTCATCCCAGCCCCGGTTACCAACCTCCAGCGAGCGCGACACCAGATCGCCGGCACCGGCCAGACGCAGCAGCGCGTCACGCATACGAACCTCGGTGATGCCAAGCGTTTCCAAGGTCTTGAACGTGTCGCCACCCTGACGCTGGATACGCCCCAGGCCCTCCACGAACGTCGCGATGGCGCCGGCCGCGTCGCGTTCGTAGTGCCGCCGGAACCGCTCGGCCGACACCCCGGCAACCTGGGCGAACTGGTCGAGCCGCTGCCCGCCGGAACGGACCGCCCCCTCGATCTGGATGAACACCTTCGAGATCGCCGTACCGCCGGCCTGTGCGGCGACACCCGCCGACGACAGCGCCGCAGCGAACCCCAGCACCTCCGCCTCAGACAGGCCGATCGTGCGTCCGGCACCGGAGATACGCAGCGCCATCTCCACGATGTCCGCCTCGGTCGTCGCCGAGTTGTTGCCCAGGTCGACGATCGCCGCGCCCATCCGGCCGACATCATCACGCGCCGTGCCCATGATCGTGGACAGGCGGGCCAACGCGAACGCGGCCTCCTCGCTGGACAGGTTGGTGGCCACACCCAGGTCGACCATGGTCCGGGTGAAGTTGGCGATATCCGGCGCGGCCACACCCAGCTGACCGGCCGCGGCCGCCACCGCCGCGATCTCCTCATGCGACTGCGGCAGCTCCTGGGCCAGCCCACGCAACTGGTCCTCGAGGATGGCCAGCTGCGGCGCGGTCGCGGTCTCCAGGACCTTGGCCACGCCCGCCCACGCCGACTCCCACCGGATCGCGGCGCGCACCGACAGGCCGATCCCGGCCGCGATCGCCGCGCCGGCGACCAGCATGGTCCGCCCGACGCGCTCCATCGCCCGGTGCGTACGCGCCTGCTGTTGCTCCAGCCGCTTGGCCGCCCGCTCGGCCGCCGTAAGCGCGCGGTTGCCCCGGGCGAGCGCACCCTCGAGCGAGGTGGGGTCGCCGGTCAGCCGATGGTGAAGGTCCTTGGTCTTAGTCGACACCGGTCACCTCCCCGTCGGCACCAGCGCCACATACGTCCCCTTGCCCCGCTTGTCGTCGAGGGTGGCCCGGAAGGTCTCCATGGCCTCGCAGCCCGGACAACGTTTGAGAACCGCACGGTGGGCGGTGCGCGAGCCGCCGGCCGACTCCAGCCACTCGGCCTCACGGGTGCCGCACGAGCCGCACGTCTGCTTGGACCGCACGTGCTGCCACGTCGCCTTGTCCCGGTCATCCTTGGGCCAGGCCAGGAACGCCGAATGGGACAACCGGTAGGCGCGGGCGACCTCCAGCTCGAGCGCTAGCTGGGCATCCTGGTCGAGCCGAAAGGGAGCACCATCGCATCTGCGACCCGCTCCCGCTCGTTGACCGCCAACGCGGCCAACTGAATGCCGGCCCTCTCGCCGTCGGACACGTTCTTTGCGAAGAACGCCACCCAGTCGGCGGCGGTCATGTCGTTGTCCGCGCACGCCTCCAGCAGCGCCGGGAAGAACGTCCTGTCGTCCCAGGACGGCCAGTCGGGCGGCTGGTCGCCGCGCTGGCGGGCCTTGTCCCGCTCGGCCTTCGCGGCGGCCATCTGCTCGGACGTGGGCGGGTGCGCGTCGATCAGCGTCTCCACCGTCACCTCGCCCACGGTCGGCAGCGCCCGCAGGACCACCGTCTCGTAGCAGGCGTCCACCGCAGCCGCCGCGCCGGCGATCTGTTGCTCGGCCTTGCGGTGCGCCACCGAGCCGGGATCCTCCCGGATGAGCACCTGCCGGGCCACCCGCTCCACCCGCTGCTGTTCGGCCTGGGCCGCCGCCAGGGCGTCCGCGTCGAGTAGCAGCCGGTACGGCAACGACGGCCGCGCCCGCCCCAGCAGCCGCTCGCGCTGCGACGCTGCGGGCGGCGCGGCCGCCACCTTGGCCGGCGCGCGCTTACGCGCCGCCGCCATCAGGACTCGTCACCGGGGATGATGATCGTCTCTGCCACCCGGTTGATGCTGTAGTCGATCATGATGCGCGCCGCTTCGGTGCCGGCCACGTCCACAGTCGGGGTGATCGCCGAGATTTCGACCTCGAACCCGCGGCCCTTCTGGCCCTCGACGTCGCCGCCGTCGAGGATGTAGATGAACCCTCGGTCGCCGCGGGACTTGACGTCGCGAACGTCGGCCGTGGTCTCATCGCCGTAGTAGGTGATCTGGGCGTCGCCCGGGTTGACTCGGCCGCTGATCCGGCCAGTGAACCTGGTACCCAGGTCCGGCACGGCCACCCGGTCGGCCGCCACCGTCCACCCGTCCATCGCCGCGATCTCGCCGGTCAGGTCAACCGCCGTGGCGTGGTCCAGCTCGTCGCGGGTCGGGGCGGCCAGGTCGACCACGGCCAGCAGCCAGTAGACGACCGTCACCTCCGGGTTGATGAACCTGCGCGTCTCATTCAGGGGCTGCGGTGCCATCGAACGTCCTCCTCATCGAAATCCGTGCCGCCTCGCGGCATCGCTGACCACCCGCTCCAGGCCCACCCGGACCTTGCCGCGGTGCTGCTCGACGGCCGGCTCCAGGTACGGCCGGGTCTTCTGCTCCACCCACCGGTCACGCCGCCCGTGCACCGGGTGGCGGAAGGTGTCGTTGCCGGTGATGCCCTCGTACGGCCGGGCGTGCGGGGCCTTCTTGCGGTTCACGACGATGTCCACGCCGTTCTTGAGCACCCGGGCGCGGATAGCGCCGGGGATGCGGCTCGACCAGCTGGCGTTGGCTTTGGCCTCGGACACCATCGGCTGGGCCGCCTCCACCAGCGCCGGGCGGACCCCACGACGGACCTCGGTGGACATCGCACGCAGGTCGGCGGCCGCCTGGCGCAGTTGGGCTGCGAAGTCTCCAGCCATCAGGCATTCACCCCATCGACTGGCTAGCGCGGCGGGTGTAGCGTGCGCGGCATGACCCCTACAGACATGCCGCGCACGCGGCTCAAAAGGCTCATACGCCGGTGGTGGCCGCCCGTGGCGATCGCCGCTGTGGTGACCGTCGGTGCCGGGGCGGTCGTCGCGACTTCAGGTCTGGTCGAACCGCCGGTCAACGTTTCAGACATCCAGTCAGACGCTGCCGACAGGGTGACGATCCCGCTCGATGTGAGCACCGGCGATCGCGAGTTGGCTGCAGGCGGCGGCGACATTGCGCCGTACTGCTATTTCCATGACATCTCGTACACGCTGCGAGATGCGAGCGGAACGGTCATCGCCACCGCGACGCATACCAGCCAGGACGACAAGACGGAACTGGGGCACGTCACATCGACGATCCCGTACAACTGTCTCGTCAGGCTGCGAGTCAGCGCCCCGGTGTCGGACTTCTACACGCTGGAGCTACGCGCTAACGGCGCATTCGGTCGGCTAGGCCGGACTGCCGCCGTCACCTTCTCGCACGCGGACATCGCCAGCCGGATAGCGGTCAGCATTGACTAGGCGCGGTGTGACCACGCCACGGTGAACTTGACCGCGCACACCCGGCCCTCGCCCGCCTGACGCGGCTCATCCGTCTGAGCCATGGTGAACCGCTCGATGCGTGCCGGCAGGCCCGGCGTGACCGCGCCGCCCAGCCGGCGGTCGTCCCGGATGGCCTGACGAAACCCGTCGAAGATGGCGAACGCATCGGAGCGGGCGCGGCTGGCCGCGCCGGTGCCCGCCCGGCGCACCTCGACCATGCAGCGCACCTCGACAGACTCCACCTCGCGGCGCTCCAGCTGCGAGTAGGAACCCTCCACCGGGGCGTCGCCGGAGTCGTCGTCGATGCCGATGATGACCTTGGTGTCGCCGCGCTCGGCCGGCCAGCCGTCGTTCACCGCCTTGCGCTGCGGCAGGTCGCGGGCCAGCGACACCAGGTAGTCCAGCGCGGCAGGGATCGAGCTGGCCATCTAGAGAACCACCGGCGCGCGCTGGTCGGGCTGCAAACGCTGGACAACGGTGTTCGGGACGAAGAACCCGAGCCGCAGGTTGCCCTGCAGGCTTGCCTCCAGGCCGGCGCTGCCGAAGTCGTCGCCGGAGCCGCCGTCGAACGCCGAGTAGTTGCCGCCGGCCTGAGGCCGCCAGTTGACACGGATGAGGTCGAGTGTCCCGTTGATGACGTTGGCCGGTACGACCTCGCGACCAACAACGTAGGTGGCGGTGATGTTGTGGTGACCGGCCGGCCAGCGCCCCGACCGGCGCGCCAGCAGCCCCGACGGGCTCGCCGTGTAGTCGCCCGCGTCGACCAGCACGCCGTCTACGAGCACTTCGACCACGTCGAGCACCGGCGAGTGGTCGAGCACGATATGCCGGTCGCCGCCGTTGTTCGTCTCAGTAACCGAGCGCCGCGCCACCTTGCCGACGATGTCCTCGACCACCGCGGACGCGGACAGGATGAACCCGCGTAGCTCCTCGTCATCGACGGTGTCCGACTCGGGGATGCGTAGGTGACGCTTCGTCTCTGAGAGCCCGACGATCGCGGCCCAGTCTGATGAGACGACGTTGAACGCGTCGACGTGCGCCGTCATCGGCCCGGTAGTCGCCAGCCGCCACGAGTGGCGGCCGGGCTGAACCGTGGTGTAGTCGACCCGGATGATCCCGACCTCGCTCGGCGGCAGGGGCACCGTCGGGGTGTCGGTCGTGCCGTCCGGCAGGGCAATGGTGAGCACGGCGGTGCTAGGACTGACGAGGGTGCCGCCCTCATCGCGGATCGCTACGGCCACCTGATAGATGTCACCCAGATCCAGCATTATGCGACACCTCCCGAGGTGGGGACACGCTGAGCGACGGCGGATGAAAACCCGCGCCGGTTCGGATCCGTGGCGAGCGCGGCCGCGGCGACCGCCAGCACCAACGGCATGGCGCAGACCACCGTGTGGTCGGTGCGCCCGGTCGCGCCGATAGTGACCGTCAGCGGTAGCGCGGCGGCGGCCTGGTACCCGGTGGCGGTGCCGCCGGACAGCGACAGGCCGAGCGGGAACGCGGCGGCCGCCTCGCCGGGGGTGACGATCTCGGGCGCGGTGGTCGCGGGGGCAACGGCCAGCGTCAGCGCGAGCCCGGCGTTCGCCTCGTGGCTGGCGGCGGCGGTGCCGGCCACGGCCAGGCTCAACGGGATGGTGGCGGTGACCTGGCCGGGCGCGCCGACCTCCGGCGCGACGACGGTTGAGGCAACAGCTAGTGCCAATGGCACTGAGGCGCCCGCCCGATGTTGCGCTGTGGTGGTGGCGCTGGTCATGGCCAGGCCGAGCGGAATCTCGACGGTGACCTGGCGGCTGGCCTGCGCCACGCCGGCCACCGTCACGGCGAGGGCGACGCTGGCGGTGACCCCTGCAGGTGCGGAGACCACCGGCGCCAGTGTCAGCGCCAGCGGTACGGTAGACGTGGCCCCGGCCGCACCCACCGGCGGGGCGGTGGTCGCCGGCGTGACCGCCAAGGCGAGCGCGATGCCGGCGGTGACGTTGGCCGCCTCGACCTCGGGGGCGGATGCCACTGGGGCCAGTGCCAGCGCCAGATCTACTCCGGCGGCGGCCTCAGCCGGCCCGGCCGCTGGTGCGTCGGCGACCGGAGCGAGCGCCAGGCCCAGCGGTACGGCGGCGGCGACCGCATGGTCCGCCCCGGCCACACCGGCCAGGGCCAGGGACAGCGGGATGGCCGCGGTGACGTTGGCTGGCGAGACGTCCGCCACCGTGAACTCGGCCCAGCTGTCGCCATCGTTGACAGCTACGGTGATCGACCGGTTGCCACCGCCGGACGCCTTGCGCAGCTCCAACGACAGCGCCAGCCGGTCACCCGCCGCCCACGTCGTATCCAGGATGAACGACGCGACCTTGATGCCGACGGTGTTTTGGTCGCTGCTGTAGTCAGAGCTGGCCTGGACCACATCGGATGAGTCGATGCGCTGGACCCGCCAGCGATACTGCAGAGTGCTGGCGGACACTGCCGTGACCCGGACCTGAGTATCAATGGCGGTTGACCCGACTGTGGCGCCGACGACGCGCAGCCACCGCATGACCTCGATGTAGGACCCGCTAGCGACGTTGCCTGAGCCCAGGGTGGTCGGGGTGCCCTGGGTCTCCGACAGGTCCCACACGCTGCCGCCGCCGGTACCCGGTTCCGTTTCGGTGTCACGCAGGTGATTCCGACTCGTGATCTCGATGCCGGAGTCCGCATAGATGAAGTCGAGGTCGGACGCAGCGACCACCGTGCCGCCGTCGGCGTTGATCTGGTCGGCCCGCCCCAGCGTGAAGTCTTCCACGTTGTAGGCGGTGCTGGGCTGGGAGAACGCCCAGCCGGCCGACGGCTCCAATGCCCGCCAGTTGTCCAAGTGGGCCTCTAAGCCGGCGCCCTCGATCTCCGAGTCGGACGAAGAGTTGGCCGCCCACGGCAGCTCATTGGCCCACAGGGCCATCACCGCGACGTCGGACCCGGGGCCGTTGACCATCCAGTTCATGTGGACGGACCCGCCGGTCGGGGCGGTCCACGCGGTGGCCGAGAAATCCGAGTCACTATGAGACCAGATCCCGGTGGCCAAGTTCAACAAGCTGAACCACGCCCGGGACGTACCGCCGGCGTACCGGGCCACCAACAGGTGCCACTCGCCCGGAGTGGTAACCGGGCCGTACACCGGCCCGGTGGTGCTCGGCTGCCAGTACACGGCATCATCCGCGGCAATGCCGATGCCGCCTAGGTCTACATCGGCGGCATCCCGCAGCCTGACCAGGTCACGGATGATACCGGTGTAGGCCACCAGCGGCTTGAAGAGGATCGCGAACGTGCCGAAGGTGATCGAGTCGACCCCGCCGGTGCCGGTGGCGAACGCGATGTCGTCGGTGTCGCTGAGCCGCCGGACGATGGTCGACACGGGTCCACCTCAGCTCCGGGTCAGCGGGGGCCGTAGAGCCGCTTGACGAACGTCTGGAAGTCGTAGTTGACGAATGCGGAGTCGGCCTGATTGCGGGCCTGCACCACCCCGGCCCAGATCTGCTGGAAATGCACCAGGTCATTCCACGCTGAGCCGATGTCCGCTGCCGCCGCCGCGCTCAGCTCCCACGGCGCGTCGGTCAACGTGAACTGCGACCGAAACAAATCGAACTTTGTGATAGCGATCATGTGGTCCCTGACCCCGGTCGCGATCCGGCCCGCCGCCTGGTTGACGGTGGTGCCGTCTGAAAGATCAAAATACCCGCCAGCCATGAGAAGCCCCCTACGTAATGGTGATCGGTGCCGCGGTCAGCGAAATGTCGCCTTCGGCATTGAAGGTCGGGTCGCCGGACAACTCCACCGCGAACCGGAGGTTGCCGGTGCTCTCGTCGTCCCACACGCCCAGGTGCGACACCGTGGCGGAACCGGTGCCGGTGAAGTCCAAGGCAGCGCCCAGGGCCGCCACGCCGGCGACAGCCGAATCGTAGGTCGGCTGGAGCCGCTCGTTGGACACCTGGTCACCGGAGGTGTCGCCATCGTGGATTGCGAACCAGGCGCCAGCCAGGTTGGCTGCGGCCGCATCCGCGGCAGCGTTCAGCAGGGTCGGGTCACTCATCTTCGTCCTCCTTGGCGTCAGGCTCGGCCGGCACGTCCGGCTCCGCCACAACCATGCTCAGATCGATCACCGCACGAACCTCCGGCAGGTCACTCATCGACTCACCTTTCCGTCCAGGCTCAGCAGGAACTCGGCGTGCAACTTGCCGCCGTGCCCACGCAGCGAGGCCGGCAACACCTGCTCGGCGAACGCCACCTCCGCCGCCGAGATACCGCACGCCGCCGCCTCGGCCACGGCCGCGGGGAAGCCGGCCGGGTCGTCGACATGCCAGCCCACCCGCTCGCGGTACACCCGCGCCTCCAGCGTCGCCCCGCCGGCGCGCGTCAAGTTGCGGCCGGCGCAGATCCAGTCCGGCATCACAACCGGCAGGCCGCACGCCCACGACTCGTAGATCGTCGAGCCGCCGTCGGCGATCACCACGTCCGCACCGACGTACTGGGCCAGGGTGGCCTGCCGCTGCGGATGGTGCCGCGGGTGCGGCGCCTCCATGATCAGGCAGCGGTCAGGGTCCAGCAGCCCCAACAGCTCGTCACGGTGCCACCAGGTGGTCGCGCCCGCACCCGGTGCCGTACGGCGGCCCAGCGGCCACCGCTCAGACCCGCCGCCGTGAGTCGGCGCCCACAGCACCCGTACCCGACCATCCCGCTCCGGCCACGGGCTCGCGACCTCGCCGTTGTGGACCGGGTCCAGCTTCGGGTAGCCCAGCTGCCGGACCTTGTTACGCGGCACCCCGGACGCGATGACCTCCTCGGCCAGCGCCGGACCCGGCACCACGATATGCCGGAAACTACCGGCCTTGGTGCCGCTGCGGTAGGTCTTGCTCGCGATTCCGTGCGAGATCAGCACCGACGTGCGCTCGCCGCGCATCTGCTGCCGGTCGTAGATGTGCCGATGGTTCGGGTAGATATTGACTACGCCCGGCTTGGGCTGACGATGCGCGGTGTATCCGGCGCCCGATGCGTCCAGCTCACGCCAAATCGGCCTCAGATAACGGTCCAGTTGGCCACCCTGAATCAGCGATCCATCCTCCTGCGTTGAGGTGTCGTTGAGACAGAAGTGCATCGGCACCGGTTCGCCCATCCCTTCGACGAGCCTTCTCGCAGGCCCTACAGCGCCGGTATGGGGCGCCCTTGGCAGTCCGGCTCAGACGTGTATTGCTGGGGGTGTACTCATGTCCGCGCCGACAGTGGGTCGCCGACTCCTTGCCGTTCCGGAACCGGCCCCGGCTCATCTTGTCCTGCATGTTTGATAAGGCACTACCCACGTACAGGTGTCGAGGATTAACGCAAGGTGGGTTGTCGCAGTGATGACACGCAAACTCGTTGCGACGCAACTGACCACCACGCAGATAACCCAGTAGCCAACGATGCGCCCCTATGGTCTTGCGGCGAACATTGAAGATTCCATAGCCCGAGCCTTTGAACCTGGCCCCGGTCCATGGGTGGCAAACGTCAGGACCCGCCGAAGAGTCAACGCTGAGGATGAACTTGTGGTACGGGTCGTCGACCCGACGCTGAATGGCTATCTGTGCCTGACCGGGATCCCCGCGCTTTAGCCAGCGCTTGTAGTGGGTCTGACACCAGCCACGCGTACACGCCAGCCGGTCGCATCCATCGACAGAGCAGGGTCGGGTAGCCTTCACGGCTAGCCCCCTTCCGGTGCAGTCGGATAGGCGGGTCAGGGGCCGTCCGGTGTTTCCGCACCGTGCGGCCTCGCTTCATTCTACCGTCGAGTTGGCGCACAGCACAATCACCGCAGCCTCACTCTCCGTCCGCCGCGCACCGTTCCCGACCGCCAGCTCTCCGCGTGATCATGCACGATCACCGCGCGGGCGCCAGCGTGCCGGCGCTCGGTCACCAGCTCCTCGGGCAACAGCCGAAAGCCCGGATCGGACAGCAGCGGCGGCGACACATAGCGAGTGCCGAAGATCGCATGTACCGACCATCCGCGGCGCCCGTTTCGCCGATGCTCACGCAGCGCGTCATACCGCGGCGCAACACCCTCGACCAACGCCTGCACCGGCGGATACTCCGGTACGCAGCCGAGCGTGGCCACACACACCCGGCCGCCGCGCCCGGTCATGCCCACTGCCGCCGCGTCCACCAGTGCGCCAACCGGCCCCAGGCACTCACTGTCCGCGTCGCTGTAGAGCCCGCCAAGCCGCGCCAACAGCTCCAGGCGCAGCACGTCGGCGCGCAGAGCCGACACATGCAGCCGCCGGTACACGCCCTCGTTGGCCAGCTCCGGCCGGTCGGCGTCGGTCCACAGCCGCACCCGCCAGCCCGGGTTGTGCTCAGACCAGGAGTCCAGGTAGCGCCGATACGGAAACTGGGCCTTACCTATCCAGATGACGTGGATCAGCCGCGGGATGGCACTATGCACGCCGGGTCCGTCCGCCAGTTCCAGCCGTCGCGCGGCGTACGCCAGTCCGGACCGTAATGGGCCGCCAAGTACTCCTCGGGCGGCGAGGGAACCAGCGTACGGATCCCGTGAAGCTCGATCGGGCGCAGATCCTCGAACAGGTGCGCATCAAACTCGTAACGGATGCGCTGCCGCTTGCCGATCTTGTAGTAGACGCGGGCGCCGTCGTCGCAGTAGGTGTGCACCTTGATGTCGATGGTCACCGGCGCCGCGACGAACACATGCGTCGGGCGGATCTTGCGCGGCAGGTAGCCGCGCCGGGCGAAAGCGTCCAGCATCCGCTGCTGGTCGTCCGGCCAGATCCCGAGATCAATGTCGGCGTCGCTGGCGATGAAGTCGCCATCGCGAACGGCACCGAGCGCGGTCCCGTTCGACAGCCAGTAGCGCACCCCGGCGGTCGCCAGCAGGCCGGCCACGCGCCGCCAGGTGCGGACCCGCAGTCTGGCCGGGTTCACCGCGGCCGCCGGAACGTGACCATCTTGGAGGTGCCCAGCCCGACCACCTGCGGCGGCGGGTCGGCGGTCTGAGCCCACGCCCTCATCGCCTCGATGGTCAGCGGGAAGTCCCCGTCCTGGGACACGATCACCCCTCCCGGCGACAGGATCGGCCACAGGTGATCCAGGCACGTGCGTGCCGAGGCGGCCAGGTCCACGTCCAGGTACGCCGCGGCGACCAGCCCGGTCAGGGTCGGCAGCGTGTCGGCGAACCAGCCCTCGACATAGCGCACCACCTCGGGCACACCGTGGTCGGCCACCGTCGCCTTGACCTCGGCCAGCGATCCAGCGAAAGCGCCCGCGACAAAGACGCCGCGCAGGCTACGTCCGGTCCGTGACACCGCGTGCTGCTCGGTGTTCTCCGGCAGGCCCGCGAAGCTGTCGCACACCCACAGCTCCCGGCCGAGCGCGGCGGCCAGATGCGACAGCTTCGCCGCACTCACGCCTTGGAAGGCGCCGCACTCCACGATCGCGCCCGGCACCGGGTCGGCAAGCACCGCGTCCACGAACGTCTGTATGTGCGCCGGACGGTGCGGCGCCCGCGTGCGGATGGCGGCGATCGTGCGTGACAGCTCAGCCCAGCCGCTCACTCCTCGGCCGCCGCCGGAGGGTGCGCGCGCCGCTTGTGCGACGCCAGCCCCGCCGGGCTCTTCGCGGTCGCGTCGCAGCTGGGATGGTCGCAGGCGTGAGTCTCGGCGACCGGGGTCGCCACCTCACGCAGTTCGCCCGGCGCGGCCGTGGCCTGTTCCACCGGCGCCCTGCTGCCCCGCCCGGCCGGCGCCGGATGGTGAACCCGCAGCGGCTCGAACAGCTTGCCGTGCTTGGCCATCATCACGCTGCCCTCCTCCGCCACCGTCACGCCGCGGCGGATCGGCGACCGGCGCGGTCGCCCGTCCGGCCCGGCCAGCATCACGCTGCCGGACTGTCGGGCCACATAAAGCTTGCTCACTGAGACTCCTTCGGTGGGTGGTGGAGGTGCCGACCGACGCCACCACAACATCGGCCGGCACCCGCACCAGAGAAGCGGTCAGGACTCGTTGTCGGTCAGCACCCGGAACGCGTTGTCGACCAGGATCTTGGTCGAGTTCCGCCACCGCGCGTAGATGCCGCGCTGCCCGGTCGGGAAGTGGGTCGCACCCGACCCACCGAAGAGGAGCTGAGCAACGTCAACAGACATGCCGACGCGGTCCACAATCAGATACTGGGAGAAATCGCCCAGGATCAGGTAGCGGCCAGTGGCGGTCTTCGGCATCGCGCTCGCCCGGAACGTCGGGTAGCCGATCAGCTCCGGCGGCTGACCGGCCTGCAGCTGCACCCACAGGTCCGCCCCGCCGGCGCTGTCGAGCTGCCGGATCAGGTTGTAGATCGACCTGTTCGCCAACCACGACGCGCGGGCCAGGAACCGCTCGCCCAGCCCGTTGTCGCCGGCCTCCATGTCGTACAGGTCCTGGCTGGTGAAGCTCGCCCCGCCGGGAACCTCAGACGCCGAAGCGAGGCCCGCGGCGATCCCGTCCGGCGTGTGACCGCCACCCGAGATCAGAGACCCGTCGCCGTTGACGAACGAGTCTGCCTCCTCGTTGTCCTTACCGTCCTGGATGATCCTGGTGAGCTGGGTACGCATCTGCGACCAGTCCATATCCAGGTCCATCGAGAACGGGATGAACGCGTGCACCGCGGACGGGCGCACCACCGGCTGCACGAACACCGGGTTGGCGTCCGTGGCCTCCTGGACCTCCGGAACACGCGACACCGTGATGCCCTCAGAGGTCAGACCCTGCCACTCCTTGCCCACGGTCATCTCGACCCGGGAGATCTGCCGCAGCGGGTTGCTCGATCCGTCACTTGACAAGATCAGCGACGGATCAAGATCGAACGGTACGGCGAATCCACCCGCAGGATCAGACTGGATCGACAGCGCCCGCTGCTCCTCGTTGGTCAGGCCGTTGGTCGACAGCGCCGCCACAGCCTTGCCGAACGCCCGCTGATACACCGGCGATCCGGTCTGCAGGATCCGCCGCGCCAGAGTCCCGCTGTCGTCGTCGAGGGTCTCCAGCAGCTCCAGCGCCCGCTCCTGCGCGGCCTCCCGCTTGACCCGACCGGCCGGGAAAGCCGCCCGGTCGATAGCCCGGCGGGCGTTCTCGTGCAGCCGCTCGCGGAAGTCCTCCTCGGAATGCGCGGCGAACCGCGCACCCGCCATGTCGTATATCTCCTCGCCGCGGTGGCGCACGAACGACGGGACGGCCGTGTTGGCCACCTCCGACGCCCGGCTGTTGCCGGCCAGCGACTGCAGCCGCTCATGCCGGCGCCGCAACTCCGCCACCGTCGCCGCATGCTCGTCGCGCTCGGAGTTGAGCACGTTCCACTCCTCGCGGACATGGTCGGGCATCAGGACGTTGGCGTACTCCTCATCGATCTGCGCGAGTCGCTCATCGATCTCCTTGACGCGCAGGTCACGCTCTTCAATCGTTGTCGGCTTGTCACCCATCGGAGACTGCCTCCTCACATCTAGTTAATGTTTGGTGAGGGGAGGTACCAGCCGGTGGCCTCCGTGAGGTAGTCCGAGTGGCGCTTCGCCGGCTCGGGGTCTTTCGCGTCATCCTGAGTGGTCGGTTCCGGCTCAGGAGTGGTCTCGTCGCCGCCATCGGCGGGCGGCACGTCATCGGTTGCCGGCTCAGCGGCGCGAGCGGCCAGCACCGTGGCCAGCTCGGGGAAGGTCTCGGCGATCTCCTCGGCCAGCGCGCGGCGCGCCTGCGGGTCGAAGATGGCCAGATGGCGGCGGATGCACCGGGCGTCAAGGCCGAACTGTGCGATCACGCCCCGCAGCGCCACCTCGTTGCGGCGGAACGCACTGCCGGCGCGCACACCCACACTGGTCTGGTCGTACGCCGGGAACACCACCGGGCCAAGCTCGAAGAGCTGGACCTCGGTGATCTCGCGGCGGATCGGACCGCGGTCGCCCGGATCGTCGAGCAGTCCCGCCAGGTCGTCGTCTTTGATCCGCTTGCCGTCGGCGTCGATCCAGCGGTCCTGCAACACACGGAACTTGAACGACATCCCACGGATGGCCCGGCCCTCGATGGCCTGACGGATCGGCTCGACAAGATCGTTGTCGAACATCCGGGCGCGCACGAACAACCCGTCGGCGTCCTCGTGAAGATCCTCGATCGACCCGATCGGGGTGGACCCGGTCCGCTTGTCGTTGCCGTGGTCGAACTGCATCACCGGTGACCGCTCGCGCAACGTCTTGCGGAACGCGCCACGCTTGACGACCTCCTCGAAGTCGCCCGCGTACGACTCGATCACCGTCGGCTGGTCGAACACCGCGGCGTAGCCCTCCAGCGTCCGACCGTCACCCGGCTCACCCTCCGGGGTGTCAGCCGCGCGGAACTCGAAGGTCCCCAGCCGAACCTGCGACCGCAGGACCTGCCGCGGATCGACCTCCGTCACCGTGGTCATCTCATGCCTCCAAGCAGCGCCGCGCGGGCGCCTTCCTGGTCTCCGTTACCGTTCGGCGTCGGGACGCCGTCCTCACCCGGCTCATGCAGTTGCACGCTCACGCGGCCGGAGTGCTGCAGCAGCCCCCAGTCCTGGTTCTGCACCGCGGCGATCACACTGTCGGCGGTGAAGCCCTCACGCACCAACGCCGTGATCGTCTGCGCCTCCTGGCGCTGCACCTCGGCCGCGTCCGTAGCATCCATCTGCAGGAACGGGATTGCCTTCGTCGCAAACCACAGATGAGCGCCGGCATCCGGCGGGCGGACGATGGTCTCCAGCGACGCGGACACGTTCATCCACAGGTGGTGCATGGTGCCGGCACCAAACCGCCGCTGGGCCGCGGTGAAGTTACCGGCGTTGAGCGCGCTGCCCTGCAGGCCTTCAGAAAAGCCCACCCACGACGGGGGGACCCCTGCCGCCGAGGCGAGCCGCGACTCGGCTTTGCCCTGGGTGGCCGAAAACTCCAACTGCTGGAAGTCCTTGCCGACCACCTGAGCGTCCGCGCCGCCGCCGATGTAGGCGGTCTTGTACGCGTTGAACGCCCCCTGGTGGGAGGCCTCGAAGAACTCCTTGAACTCCTTCGCTGCCTTCAGTGTGATCTGAGGATCAAACTTGATGATGATGTTGGGCGTGGCCGCATTGCGCAAAAACGCCCGCTTATGTTCGGTCATCAGGTTGTCACCCGAAACATCCCGAATCGCAGCCGTCAACCACGACATGCCCAGGAACACCGCGTCCGGGTCGGGATAGGGCGCGTAGTGGGCAATCTCCTCCGGCAGGAACGACTCTATCGGCCCCGACGGCGGCCGGTAGACGTAGCCGAGCAGCTCAACGTCCGCCGCCTCGGTCGGATGGTCCTCGTCGGTGTCCGAGCCCATCACGATGTGCATCCACTGCGGTCGCAACAGCACCAGTCGGCTACGGCCGTCGCGGCGGATACGGCGCACATACGAGTTGCCGGCGGTGGTGACGTCCACCTCGTTGCGTGCCAGCAGGTCCGCTGTCGTCCCGCCCGCCCACGGCCGCTCCAGCACCGCCAAATCCTCCGAACCGAACAGGTCCGCCGGCGCACCGCGCTCGTAACGCGTCCACTGAAAACGGGCCTGACTGAACACCTGCAGCCGCGCCAGCATCAACGCGAACACGATCCCGTTAGTCTTGGCGACCTGGTTCAATGTGGAGCCGATGGTCTCCTCGTCGAGAGTGCCCATCGTCGTGTTCAGGAATGGGTACGCCAGACCGTTGAACCGGAACAGGTCCGAGAAGTCACCCATGGACAGGACGTTGTCGCGCCGCTCGGCCGCCGGTCGCAGGCCGAGCATCCGTCGCCACCAGCTCACCACCACCAGCTCCTCACGTCAGCGCGAACGGCACCAGCCGGGAAGTGTGAATACGCGGGGTGGCCAGGCCCCACAGCGCCAGCGAACACGCCACCAGCGGCGAGATGTCCACCGACACCGACCGGCGGTCCCACGCCCACCCGTCGCCCAGGGTGCGCTTGGTCGCGCCGGCGACGGCATCGGTCAGCTCCGGCTGGTCCAGGTGCCACACGTCCGGCGACGTGCCCGCGAACCCATCGAAGAGCATTGACGCCGAGCTGGCCATGTTGCCGGCGTTGGCCAGGATCACCTTCAGATCCGACTCCTCGGCCGCGTCGGCCAAAGCCCGGTCCGACGTCACCACCACGCACGGCGCCACCCGCTCCTGCAGCTCCTTCAGCCGCGGGATCACCCACGACGTGCCCGGCCGGTGGTCGATCCGATCGCCCGGATGCGACTTGCCCGGATCAGCGGTCACCTCCACCACCCGGCCCTCGCCGTCGACGCGCACACCCGCCGCCGCGATCGCCGACCACGTCCGGTCCGGCGTCACATCGGCGGCCAACGCCACCAGGCCGCCCGTGCGGGCGCCGGGCTTGCGGCGGGACAGCCACCGGGCCTCAGGAATCACCTGCCACTGGTTCATCCGCGGTGTGTGGCTGATGTTGCCGTAGGCACGGGCGAAGTCGGGGGCCTCCATCGCCTGGCGCTCGGCGCGGACCGCATCCAAGGTCACCGTGTGCCGCCACCTGCCCCCACCGCAGTGACACGGCGGGTCCGGGCACAGCGCCGGCATGAACCCGTAGTACGACTCCTCATCGCCCGGGTCCCAGTCGTCCGGCGCCGAATACTCGATGTAGGCCACGCCGTGACCGATGTCCGCCTCGGCCGCGAGACGCCCCACCGCCACCTTGTGGTTCAACACGAAGGACATCTCGGTGCCGGCCGTCGAGCACACCAACAGCTGGGCGTCGGGCACGGTGATCATCGCCGGGCGTAGTCCCTGCTCACGGCGGGAGTCCGCATCGTGCCAGATCTCATCCAGCACCGCCTGATGAAGCGTCTTCGAGTGCCCCGAACTCGACGACGTGGACAGCAGTCGGATCAGCGAGCCGTTACGGAACCGGATGGACTCGTTGCCCATCCCCTCATTCATCCGTGACACCAACGGCATGACCTTGCGCGAGCGGCGGATCAGCGGGTACAGCTCATCGAGCCACTTGTCCCGCGCGTCCTTGCCCGATTGGGCGGTGAACGCCGAGCGTTGAGGCTGGCGCCACCGCGGCGACGTACACCGGTTGATCTGCCAGGTGAGATAGAGGGTTGTCTTCCCGGACTGCCGTGGGACCGTGATCACGACCTCGCGGTAGTACGGGATGCCCGTGTCCGGGTCGTACTCCCCGCCCACCTCGGCCGCTAGGCGCTGCCACGGCATGAACGGCTGACCCAAACCCTCGGCGATCGACGCCAACTCGCCGCCGAACGTCGGACGCTCAGACCGTCGGCGGGTCGCCCACCTCGGAGTACAGATCCGCGATCGCGTCATCGACAGAGCTGTGAGCGTCATCGGCACTCAGCTCCCCCAACGCCTCGCGGTACTGCCGCCACAGCGCCGCATTCGACGGGTCATCGTCCAGCGCTGTCGCGAGCGACCGCACCACTTGCACCTGAGCGGCGTCGACCGCCTCTAGCCGACCCATGCGCTCAAGCTCAGCCAGAGTCAGCTCGATGGCCTTCGCGTTGGTGATCGGTCGCTTGCCAGCACGAGCCACGGCCATGCCGCCTATCCGAACAGGAGCAGTTGGACGGCGCCCCGGAAAGTTGCGCCTACAAATATATCTGGCTGAT